AGTTGATCTAATTCACCTATTTCTGACTTATATAGTCTAAGCATACTTAAGTAGACATCATCTGATTCTTCCAACTCATCAAGGCTAAAGAAAGAAGAGTCTTGGTCAGATAACAAAATAGAAAGACACTCTCTTACATCTTGACTGGGGGAATAGTTTTCGATTAATGAAACAAATGATGGAGTAGAAACATGTTTTAACGGGTTAGGCCTTATGATCCCGCCAAACTCAAGTGGAGTTTTATGGAGGTCATAATCAGGATTAAGGTAAGGCTTGGACAACTGGTGCTGTATGCAGTGTAGATAATTATTTAGAAGATGAACCCATATTGCTCCAACGCATGATCCTTCCTTTCTGAGATACTCTTGTCCTTGATTGCAAGCCCTCAGAGATGATAGATACAAATCAAGGTCTGGAGAAAAGTCTATGTAAGAAATTCTACTTTTCACATCAGGGTTGGTTGTTGCATTTTGTGTGTGCATGACAGAGTTGAACTCACAAAGATACCTGGTCACAGCCGACTTTTCCACATTTCTTTTGATTCCGAACATGTCAGAGATAACCTTATGATATTCCATGAGATGTATCACAAGCTTGGTGTAGCTCATGGGCTTGTTCAAATCTGATTTGCTTAACAGAGAAACACTTTCATCCATGATTACCCTTTCAGACAATTCGTGATCAGGCACTAGACATCTAAACATTCTCACAGAATCATCTGAGGTAACAAACCCTTTAATCTTTAAGTCCTGAGACCTAAACCGCCTTTCACAAATGTAATTTGAAAACCTCATCAGGTCAGTTCCCAATACAGAGGATGCGTTTCCCTCAATGCCTTGATGCATACTTTCACTGCATGTCATGAATTGTTTGCTTCTGTTGCCATATTCTTGGGTGGTACAAACTTCCATGCATAACAGGGACCTGGTATGCTCAGGCAGAAATTCCAGTTGTATAATTTCCAAATAATCAGCTTGGCTATAAGGGCCTGACTTACCCTTTTCATAGTAATCCTGAGCCAAATGTTTGAGTTGGTCTATACTTGTTCTCATTATGAAGTTGTCAAGGTCTTTTAGCACTTGCTGTCGAACAAAATCTACTGTGTCTTTTTCTTTTTTCCTCATGTAATGCATATAAAGCACATCAGGGAACTTAAAAATTTTATTTGAAAAAAGCTTTTGAACTTCTCTGGCTATGTTTCTTAAAGTTCCAGGTTTCATCCTCATCCCTACCACTAGATATAGAATGTGAGGGAGCATGGAAGGACCCCATTTTGAGCAATCTGCATTGTCATAAAAGGTTTCTACACGATATCCTTCCTTCACATCCTTCATCTTCCTGTAGGATTGGTTCTTGTGAAATTGCCCTTCTACAATGGAGTCCTTGTCTTTCTCTTCTATAAGATTTGTTTTGTCTCCACATCTTATGTCTATTTGCCTTATCTTCCTAGAGAGATTCTCAACAAAAACGCATGAGCTCCGGCACCATTGGTTTAAAACAGCTATTTCTCTCGGCCCAATTTGGTCCTTGTGCACCATCTTTGATACAAACTGCTTATTGTTATATATTGACATGAGGACCAGAGGCCATGCTGAATCACTTGTATTTCGTAGCTGAAGACTGGACAATACATCTTCAGTATTATATTTATAGGCATCGTATCTATTTTTGGCTGTCTCATTGTCACTGATAACATCATGGATGCTCTCCATCCTACTGTTTTCATCCCTAATCCAC